GTTCAAAAGCAAGGGTCCTCGTAGAATCATTGCGATGACTAATGAAGATACGAGTGACCAGACTATCACCTTAAATCAAATTTACAAGAATAACAAGCCAGATAACGACGAGAGAATCTGGGATTACGGCACGGGTATCTGGGACACCCCATTTGAAGTAGGAACAATAGGCCCTAGAAAGCTAGACTTGTTTTTGTGCGAGCAGTATGGAGTAGAGTTTATTGAAGACTTGTTTGGAAGATTGAGCGAAGAACAACACGAGATTGTTGATGAATACATCAACGATCCAAATCTTTCAAATAGAATTATTGTACTAGACAACGGTTATATTGTTGATGGCAATCATCGTGCTATCGCAGCCGCACTAACTAAAAGACCTATCAAGTACATCGATATAGGTGAGGAAGAGCTAATCGAAGCAACATCAGCAAGACTCAAGGACCTATGCACGGTAAAGACTAATTTCCCTGATGCTGACTTTTGGCTACAACGCAATGGTAGTGAATCTACAGTTGGCACACCAACTAAAACCTTTTCACCAGACAATATCGGAATCAAAGTCACTGCTACTGATGTACTAGATCCTACGTATCTATACTACATGATGATGCATATTCATAATACTGGTTACTGGGAAGCAAGAGCAACGGGTACATTAAGATTGGTTCACATCAAAGCAAGTGATGTTGCTAATATGTCGGTTGGCAGTAACTCAGTAGAAGAAAGTACCGATCTACTGTTATCAGGAACACATCAACAAAAGCATGGTCGTCTCAAGAGTAAAGGGCCCGAACACCTCACTGCGATGACAAATGAATCACTAGACTCTAAACCATACAAATATGATTTTTACCAAATTGGAAATAATTACATAGCTACTTTCGTGACTGCTAATAATATTGAATATGAGACTATTATAAGGCTATTGGGTATGACTAACACACAGGCCGCACTGACCGCCGACGGCGAGCCTATTGAGGTATCATTTCGTATCGATGATAAAAATGGAAAACCTAAAACCGGAATCGAAAATACAGGTGATGCGCGTAGAGTCTTTGCCACCGTCATCGATATTGTCAAAAAGTATACCATCATGCATGAACCTATAGAAATACATTTTTTCGCTGAAGAACCTAGTAGAGTTAAGTTATATGACGCATTCATTGCCCGATTAGACAGAGGACTGCCTGAATATGAGCTTGTTGATTCCTGGAAAAGGGGAGCGACTGGCAAGCACTACATGTTGCAACTGAAGACATTTAAGAAATAATAATGTCACACTTAAAAGAAGTAAACAAGGGATATTTTGAGCATCTATGTCATGCATGGAAAATTGCGATTGTTTTAATAGTGCATGGCATATTCCCTGATGTTTGGAAAACAAAAGCTAGCGATCTTCTAAACCAAAAGTAATATTAGAAAATAATAATCCAATCTTTAATTGAATCTAACTTTTTGCGAAACAGACAGCGCACTTTCTTAATGTTGATTCCGTACGCAAGTGAAAATTCACCGGGGGTAAGGGTGACTTCTTCACCTGTTCCTGTATTTCTAAAATGATACTGTGTGTGGTTATATCTGGGATTATTTTTACCCACCTTACTTCTTTTAGTAAATTTGTCAGCAAAGTCGGTGTTAAAGGACCGGCCTTTGATCCAACCAATCGGTATAGAATCATCTTGTTGTATCTTCTTATTAGTTGCCCCGTCTGTTATCCATATAGTACCGAATGAGGGATTGCGTGGCCCGGCGTTTGATATCTTAGCTAACCTAGATTTCTCTTTCGGGGACAAACTCATTCTTTTAGACATTATAAGGCAGGCTTTAAGATCACCTTGATTCAAATGGATTTGATAATGCTCTTTAATAGAGACACATTGTAAGTTTTCAAGCGAGTTATTATTATGGTTACCGTCAATGTGGTGTATTTCGTAACTTCTATCCTCTTCATCAAAAGGAATAGGTCCAAAATGATTCTCATAAATTAAGCGATGGTACTGAGTACCACAATAAATACACATAGCTGATGCTCCTCTATAGCATTAGAGTAGTTGGGATTGCCTAGATCCGCGAACTACATCTATATTTATGCCATAATGATAAATACTACATAAGGATAAAGTAATGTTAGTAGATGACTTAAAAACATTGTTAGGAAGCACGTTTGTCTTGTACACTAAGATACACGGTTTCCATTTCAATGTTGAAGGTAGTGATTTCCCACAATACCATGAGTTTCTAGGCTCATTCTATTCAGAGGTATATGAATCAATCGACACGGTGGGTGAGCATATACGCTCACTAGATTCCTATACTCCAGGTAACCTGTCTCGCCTATTGGAACTTAGTATAGTACGGGAACAACATAAAATACCGCGAGCGGCTTTGATGTTTGAAGAATTGTTGAGTGATTCATCTGATATGGTTGAATTAGTGAAAACTATATTTGACGTTGCTACTGAAACCCGAGAGCAAGGGATAGCTAACTACATGGCGGATTTACAAGACTTATATTCTAAAAAAGTATGGATGCTTAGAAGTATCCTAAAGACTGCAAGGGCATAACAATGAGAAGTACAGAACTATTTAAAGAAAACATCAACATCCTCAAGCCGAGAGTGACACACAGAGTTGCGGCGAATGATCCTGCTCGTTTAGCACTGCACACTACTGTGACTAGTCTACTTGAGGAAATTCTAGATGAAGACTCAACCATCACTTCAGCCGTTCGCAAAAGTCCATACGCTGACGCACTCGTTAGGTATGTACACAAAGAGTTAGCTATGTCGCACGATATCCGATGGAGAGAAGAACAAAAAATAACCTGGGCAGACATCAAAAGTAGATCACCTAACTATGTACTCATTCAAGGTAAAGATGGTACCGGTGCGATAAAGTGGGATGGTTCTCGTTGGGTAGTCGTGCTATCTAGTAAAGAGGGCATAACAAAATTTAGTGACGGTAGTATTAATGTCTTATTTAGGCAAATCAAAGAAACTATCGGCCAAATCAGAAACTACTGGTCTGCTATTAATGCCGGTCAATTAGCCTGGGGTCGCGGGGCATCTACACATACAACAGGACCTGTAGACAGATTACGCGCGGACCGTAGAGTGGCCAGAAAAATTACGAAACCAAACACATTAGACCCAAACGCACCCCAGTCACAGAATATGCAAGCAGTATTATATAAATTACGTCCTCTCTACATAAAATATATAGATAAAGCAATCGCTGACATTAAAGGTGTCACTGGTACGGCATTAAAGAACGATTCTTTCCAGAAAGTAAAACAGAAGTTAGAGATCCTAAATAATTTACAAAATATAAAACAAGAATTAATCAACGATCCAAAAGATGTCCCCGCTAAAATAAAAGACAGATTAAAACCCGCATTGTATCTGACAGCAAGTCATTTTTATCCAGATGAAACAGGTAATTTTACTTTAGGGGTCGAGAGATATGGCAGAGGCGGACCACAAAATCAAGAGGGCGTGAAAAAAGTGATTGATGATATCGCAAACGGCGATCAACAGAAACTAACAACTCTCATGAATTACCTAAAACAATCGTTGCTGCACCCATAAAAAGGCTAGACATGAAACAACTATCAAGAACTAAATTATCAGAAGCCAATCCAGGGGAGAAGGTCCTCAGAGATCCCAAGATGGCAAAAATGCTAGCAATTGCTGTTAAGCATGATCATACCATTCCTGGACCTATGCTAGCAAGATTGGGACCCAAAGCAAGCGACGAAGATGTAGTTAAAATGTGGAGTGATCTGATCGATAGAACTCTATCAAACACTAACTACGGTGACTTGTCTAGAGATGGTAAATTTGATAGTTGGCTAACAAAGTTGTACATCAATCACATTAACGACTATGAAGACATTAACGGCGAAGGCGGTGACGCATTAGGTGCGTGGAAAGCATTGAGTGTTCGCAACTTACTTGATCCTGTAGATCAAGACTTCAATCGTTTTACATCTATTGCACAACTGCAAAGTGTAGTTCGCAAAGAAAAGTATGGTGCAGCATTAAGAAAAATTGCCGATGCTGAAAAGTTGGCATCTATGAAGAAAAATTCTAAACAAATCGTTCTTATTGATGATGACAGATATTATGTTATTGTTCCGTTGAACTATGGTTCTTGCTATATCTTTAATAATGCAGAAGGTGCTCAAGGACAGTTCTGCACAGGAAGCAGCAGCGGCTTAACTTGGTTCGAACGTTATTCAAGAGATGGCCCTATCGTTAGTATCGTTGATAAAAAGAACATGGATGATAAAAACGGCAAGTGGCAGATGCACACTTCAACTCGTCAATTAAAGAATGCTACACAAGATTATAACGTGGGCGAAGATCAATTCGCTGATTTGTTTCCTGGCTTGATGAAGAAAATCGCCGATGCATTATCGTCACGTTCAGAAGAATTAAAGAATGCATCTGAACAAATGGGTACACGGGGCGGTTGGAATATTCCTGAAGAAATTGAAAGAATTAAAAGGATGTATCCAACTGCATACAACTCTACTACGGAAAATACTGCTAGTCAAGAAGAGATGAATCATCTATTTGGACGTCCTGATCAAGCACAGCGATGAGAGCGTTTGAATTTATAACTGAAGGAAGGCCTCCCTTTAGCCCAACACCTGAACAACAACAAGAGATTGCTGACCTGTATGCGTCAGGGTTTAGCAGGGCTGATATCGCTAAGGAATATAAAATTACTCCACAAACAATGGGACTTTTCCTACATCGTTCTAGAAAACTTGGTGAAACACAATCGTTGACAAAACGCGGTACCAATAAGCCAGGTAGTAAAGGCATTCACGCTATCAGAAGAACCGGCAGCCCTAGCGGAAGTGTGTTTGAAGGTGAAATTATGAGATTACATGAATTTATATATGAAGAAGTAGGTAGAGTACTTGATCTCACTAAGAACTATCCGCATTATTCCATCCTTAAAGGTAAGATACTTGATATCTCACCTAAAGGAAAGTACAAGATACAAATCGTTAACGCTGAGATAATTCCTGGTAAGAAAGTATCAGTAAAAGTCGGTGACACGGTCGTCATCGGTGCAAATTTTCTCAAACAGGCATTAAAAGAATCAGAGTTAGAAGAAGGTTGGAAGGGCGCGGCCAAGGGTCTTGCGGCTGCTGGTGCTCTAGCTTTAGCTGGTCACACTTTTCTTCCTGACCCAAATAAACCTGCTCCTACTCCTCGACCAATCAGCAAACAACTACCAAAAGTTGACTCAGAAATAACACAACGAGTTAATGCACTTATCAATAATCCAATAGCGAAGGCACTTAGGAGAGAAGCTGCTATTGCCGGAATCGAGGGCGCAGAGTTAGCACAACTTATCGCACAATGTGCCCATGAAACTCAAAACTTTACTTCACTAAAGGAGTTTGGTGGCCCCACTTATTTTAGAAAATACGACATACAACATGATCCGCAGAAAGCCAAGATGCTCGGGAATACTGAACCAGGTGACGGCGCCCGCTATCGTGGGCGCGGATACATTCAATTGACCGGTCGTTACAATTATAGGAAAGCAGGCGAAGCATTAGGTCTCCCGCTAGAAGATCAACCCGAACTGTTAGAACGTCCTGACATCGCAGCTAAAGCAACACTATGGTATTGGCAGACTAGAGTACAACCTAAAGTTAGTAATTTTAAAGATACTCGTGAAGTCACTAAACCAATCAATTCAGGCTTGAGGGGATTATCCGATCGGGAAGAGAAATTTAATGCCATCATGCAATTTTATAATCAACCTGCATCTGGATAAACAATGCGAGCGCACGAATTTTTAACTGAACACCAAATGGACAACGTAAATGGTTGGGGAGCTACCTCTAACAACCAAAACGTTGATTATATGGGGCTGCGTGTCCGTATGCGTCCATCAGTTTTCCTCAAGTTGGCCGCACGCCTGACAGAACCAACTAGTTCAAAAGCTATCTTGCAACATCTAGAACAAGGTGGAAAACTTGCTGCTCCGTTTCTATTGATAGACATACCTGAAGAATGGGAAGACGGTGATCTTTCTCGTCCTGCTAGAGTTTCAGGACACGAAGGTAGAAACCGAATGATCGCCTTACAAGATTTAGAAGGAACACAGGTTCAAGAAGTGCATATCTTCCCTAGACAATATCGTAATCGTCACATGACTCCAGAATGGATAGAAAAATTGAACAGCCAGTTATATCCAGAGAGAAGTGCAGACCCCATTCAAGGTCCTTTTTGGCGAGAATTGATAAAAAAGGCTTGACTTCGGAAACTAAGTTTGCTATAGTAAATTTACTAAGAGCATTTCGCTTCACTTTGATAAATAATACAAAGGATTAAGACATGAAGATTAACGAATTGCTTAATGAATCGGCACACGACGATTGGGATGAAGAAGAAGCTCCCGATCCTGAACAGGACAAGATTCCTCATATTGTTATGCAGCTTAGGAAAGCACTTAACCTTAAGAACTATCCTATCACGTTTAAGGACGGTAGCAAATCTATAATTCCTCGCCACATCATTCAACAATTCCTGAATCGGTACTCCAAAATGATACCTTCAGATCGTGAAGTAATGCAAGAACTGGCTTCACAGAGCCTCGAAAAGTTCAACGAAGTTCTTGCTACTTTCTCAGCACCCCCTGCACCGAAAAGCATCTATTCCTAAATCTATTCGTGTTCCTATCAACTAGAAAGTGTCTCGGTGAAAACTGAGACACTTTTTAAATGGCTACCGCAAAAAGGGCACCGGCATTATCCCAATCACCCGATAAAAATTTACAACAGCATGGGCCAATGCTATATACTATTACTGACTATCGATAATCGTAGTCAGATTTAAACAAAGGAAAAGCATGAAGAATCTATTTACAATCGCAGCGGCTATGTCGCTAGTTGCCTTTACTACCCCTGCTTTAGCAGAACCGATGGTGACAGGTGAAGTTCATTTTGGTGATGCACGGGGCGGTGCCCGTGCTGATTCGACTGAATATAGGGTCGAAGCCTGGGATACTATTGGAAAGGTTAATGTCGGAGCTGAGCTTCAAGCTAACCAAGCTGCTCGTGAAGGTGAGCTCCAAGCTGCCTTTTCTGTCAAGGCAGGAGTCGACGGTCCGTCTTACTTCGGCGTCCAAACTGCTGTATACGGCGAATTGGGGGGAGTTCTCGCTGATGGTAACAACGGTGAGTTTTGGGGTGCTGGCGTGAAGCTTACTAGGCCTATATTTGGTCCAGTGTCAGTGGTTGCTGGATATCGTCATCGTGAAGGATTTGCGAATGACTACCTCAATGAAGATCGTTTGAATCTCGGACTTTCTTATGCATTTAGTGACAAGACCTCATTTGGTGCAGGATACTATCGTACTCGAGGTACTTTCGATAACGAAACTGTCGGTGTTTCGGTAACTCGTAATTTCTAAATAGACTAACGGAGTGGCGGCAATTAACATTGTCGCCATTTCCATATCTAATGATAAATATATATATTATGAGAGCTACTGAATTCATCACCGAACGTAAGCGTAAAAGAAAAAAGCCCGGGAAAAAGGCGTATGGAGGATATTTCTATCCAGGGTATACCTTTTTTGGCGTTAGTGATTCGGGCGAGTCAGGTGGCGGGGGCGATGGCGGGGGCGGAGAGAGCATCAACGAGGCGCCAGAGTTAGAGTTAGCCAAAAGACTCCCCTCACTCGCAAAGCATGATTATAATGCGATTGACACATTGATGAAAAAAATTGCTCGTAAGCACAAAATCACCAGCAAAGCATTACATGACTTGTTTAAAAAGAAATTCAAATCTACACCTGATCATTGGATAAAAAATAAGCTAAACGAGACAACTAGTGAAATTGATTTAGCTGATGAAGTGCAGAAGTTTGCCAATTGGGCCAGCAAGAAAATTAACCTACAGAATCCTGTAAAAATCGAATTAAGTATGGACACCGAAGAGGCCCAAACCAACCATCATACCGGCGGTCATACGCCAGGTGCCGACAGTATCTGGGTCTATGCTAAGAATCGTAATCTGGTAGACATATTGAGAACCACCTTTCACGAACTCGTACACGTAAGACAAGGTGAGCTTAACATGATCAAGCCAGATTCCAGTTATCCCGGTAGTCCTATTGAGGCGATGGCAGACCTCTTAGCCGGAAAATACATCAAGATATATGGCGCAGATCACAATTATATCTTCCAATAGTATTGGGCACACTGCTCAATAAAAACCTTGACTTGCTTTGCTGTTGCTATATACTGAACAGACTAGAAGGAGTAAACATGTCTAGAGTATTCAATTCCGAAGCTAAACTAAAACTAACTAACTTAGTCCATGAAGGTATGGGTGTATTACAAGAGGTTGAGGCATTAAACGAAGGCCTCAATGACACAATTAAGGCAATCGCTGAGGAACTTGAGATCAAGCCAAGCACTCTCAAGAAAGCGATTAAAGTGGCTCATAAGGCTCGTTTGAATGAGACGAATGACGAAAACGCTGAACTAAATAATATCTTGGAGACTGTTGGTCGTACTGATTAATGTATATTGATGCGATATTAGATAGCAATTCTGACCGCATTCGTGTAGTTGAGCGGGGCGCCGACGGGAAACGAGCGTATAAAGAATATCATACCAATTATGTTCTTTATTACCAGGATCCTAAAGGGAAGCATCGCTCTATCTACGGTGATCCTGTAACTCGCTTCTCTAGCCGTAAACGCAGTGAGTTCGAAAAAGAGCGCAGGATTCATTCTAATAAAAAGCTTTTCGAAAGTGATGTCAACGTAATTTTCAGATGTTTGTCTGAAAACTACCTAAGAGCAGAACCTCCAAAGCTTCACACTTGTTTCTTCGATATTGAAGTGGACTTTGATCCTGAAAAGGGTTTCAGTCCAACTTCAGATCCATTCAATCCAGTAACAGCGATCAGTTGTTATCTAGATTGGTTGGATCAGCTTGTTACGTTAGTTATTCCACCGAAACACATGACGGATGAGACTGCCCAAGAACTGATCAAAGATTTCCCGAACACTTTCCTATATCGCAGTGAGATAGAAATGTTCGAGACATTTTTTGATCTGATCGAAGATGCAGATGTATTGACTGGTTGGAACTCAGAAGGATACGACATTCCATATATGGTAAATCGTATTACTCGTGTGATGTCTAAAGATGATACTCGCAAGTTCTGCCTCATGGGACAACTACCAAAGACTCGCACATACGAGAGATTCGGTAAAGAAGAACAGACCTATGATCTAGTTGGTAGAATTCATATGGACTATCTTCAATTGTATAAGAAGTATAACTACGAGTCACGACATAGTTATTCACTCGATGCTATCGGTGAATATGAACTAGGCGAGCGCAAGACTCAGTATGAGGGCACACTGGATCAATTGTACAACCGAGACTTCAAAACTTTCGTAGAATACAACAGGCAAGACACTATGCTTGTATTCAAGATCCACAACAAACTCAAATTTCTTGATCTTGCGAATGCACTAGCGCATGAAAACACAGTACTGCTACCAACTGTTATGGGTTCGGTGGCCATGATTGAAATGGCAGTTTATAATGAAGCACATGAACGAGGATTTATCGTCCCTGACAAGAAGCGTAGGGATTCGTTTAGTGACGGACAACAAGCAGCAGGTGCATATGTTGCTGTACCGAAGACGGGGATTCACGAATACGTCGGCGCAGTTGATATCAACTCACTCTACCCCTCTGCCATCAGAGCCCTTAACATGGCTCCAGAAACTATTATCGGGCAGGTTCGTCAAACACTTACTGATCAGTATATGCATGAAAAGAGTATTGCTCTTGCTAAAGAAAAGCGTAAGAAAAAGAACGGCGACGATGCAGAAGCTGTGATTGGTGCTATTCTTTGGGAAAACCTATTCGGTTCATTAGAATATACCGCTATCATGAACCAAGAACGCGGCACTATGCTCACCATCGATTATGAAGATGGTCGATCAAAAGAGATGTCTGCTGCTGAAATTTGGAAGATGATTTTTGATAGTCACAAGCCTTATATGCTATCGGCGAACGGGACCATCTTTACCTATGAGAAAGAAGGCATTATTCCCGGATTGCTCTCACGTTGGTATTCTGAACGTAAAATACTTCAGAAGCAAGCTAAAGAAGCGTATGGCACTGATATGTACGAATATTATGACAAGCGACAGCTTGTTCGTAAGATTTTGCTTAACTCTGCATACGGCGCGCTTCTCAATGAGCATTGTAGGTTCTATGATAAGCGTATCGGGCAGTCAGTTACGTTGTCCGGTAGACAGATCGTAAAGCACATGATGAGTCAGATCAACGAGACTATCACCGAAAAATATCAACATGACGGTGATGCAATCGTATACGGTGACAGTGTTACTGGTGATTCTATTATTAGAACAACCGATGGTGATAAAACAATAGCGCAACTTTTTGATGAGTGCATTGAGCATTCAGTTGTGGGTGAAAAAGAGTATGGAGTATGGAATGATTCCACTGTGCTTGGATTTAATTCACATGATATGCAACCTACTGGGGCAAAAATTAGTTACGTTATGCGACATAAAACTAGGAAAAAACTTTATAAAATCACAACAGAGAACGGGAAACAGGTAACTGTCACTGAAGATCATAGTATAATGGTCGATCGGGATGGATTCTTAGTAGAATGTAAACCTAATGAAATTCTTGAAACTGATGGAATTATTACTTTTGTGCCATAACGCATAAATATATGCTGATAGGAGTATCAGCATATGATAAAGTGTTTAGAATGTGGAATGGAAACTAGTAGACTACAGTGGACTCATTTTAAGTATAACTGCACAGGTAAATTTTCTAATTCCAAAGAATACAAGTTGGCATATCCTCAAGCCGTGTTAGTATCAGCGGATGTTGCCGCAAAAACGGCTATTACAAAAGAGAGATTGATTGAAAAGTATGGGATAGAAGAGGGTACGATTCGATGGAACCAATACAAAGTTAAACAAGCGGATTCTAATTCATTTGAGTACAAACGTAAAAAACACGGATGGACAGTTGAACAGTATAATGAGTATAATTCGTCTAGGGCACAGACCTTAGAAAAAATGATTGCCCGTCATGGGGAAAAGTTAGGTACTACTAAGTGGCTAGCGTATTGTGAACGACAAGCATACACCAATAGTAAAACCTATTTCGTTAACAAGTATGGAACTGAAGAGGGTACGTCTAGATTTCTACAGTTAAATATCGAAAAAGGTAGCTCATTTAATCCGCAATTAGTAGCAACTAAATTGGGAATATCCCTTGATGAAGCGGTCACACTAATTTTAAACCGGGTAGTATATCCCGGTAATATTTGGGGTTCCAACATAGAAAAAGAATTTACGACCATGCTGATTGACAATTATGGATCATTAGAGTATACTACGTTTACTAGACCCTACGGAAGATGGTCTTCTTTCTTAGGAACATATGTGATATACGATATAAAACACAAAGACTGTATAATTGAATTTAACGGTGATTACTGGCATGCGAATCCGTCTTTATATAAAAATGATGCAGTTATTCGGGGTCGTACTGCATTAGAGATTCAAGAATATGATAGTAAAAAATTGAAGACAGCAACTGATCTTGGGTTTCGCACGTATACGGTGTGGGAATCTGAATTTAAATTAGATAAACAAAATACAATTAATAAGGTGAAAGCATGGATGCAGAGTGGACAAAAATAAAAAAGGTAGAATGTCTTGGTGAAGTTGATGACTATGTATACGACTTGAGTATTGTAGATAGTGATCCGTTTTTCTTTGCAAATGATATCCTAGTTCATAACACTGATAGCTGTTATTTCAGTGCATATCACGCGATCAAACCACAGATCGATAAGGGTGAGATTGAATGGAACAAGGAAGTATGCATCCAATTATACGATAATATTGCTGATATCGCAAACGATAGTTTTCCAGGCTTCATGGAGAAGGCATTTCATTGTCCCCGCAAGAACGGTGAGATCATCAAAGCTGGTCGTGAACTGATCGGGGATCGTACTCTATTCATCACAAAGAAGCGTTATGCAATCAATATCTTTGATAAAGAAGGCAAGCGTAAAGATGTGAATGGTAAGATGGGTGAGATCAAGGCTATGGGTCTTGACTTGAAACGAGCAGATACTCCTAAGTATGTTCAGACGTTCTTGATGGAAGTACTTGAGCAGGTATTGGGTGGCGTTCCTCGCGCCGAAGTTATCACTAAGATCAGAGAATTCAAGACTTGGCTTTCTGAACAAGATAGTTGGACTAAAGGTTCTCCTAAGTCAGTTAACAATCTTACTAAACATACGATCAAGTATGAGAAGACCGGTCAGTGTAGTGTTGGACATGCGAAAGCTGCTATCAATTATAACTACTTGCGTAAGATGAACGGTGACCAGTATAGTCAGAAGATCGTAGATGGTATGAAGGTTGTTGTGTGTACTCTCAAATCAAATCCATTAGGGTTGACTTCGATTGCATATCCAACTGATGAGCTTAGGCTACCACAATGGTTCCTTGAACTTCCTTTTGATGATAATGAAATGGAACGTAAGCTAGTCGATGAGAAAATCGATAACCTATTAGGTGTACTTGACTGGGATATCAGAACAGATACTAACACTAACAGTACATTCAGTGATCTGTTCAGTTTCGGTTAACAACATCCTTGACAATCGTAATAACTTCCGATATTATACACATTATAGATACCTAAATACTACAAAGGAAAAAGAAATGAAGGATTATCTGCTTGATTTGATCCAACACACTCATGGTCTGGGTGTTGTTGATCTCGTAAAGATTGTCGGTACTGATACAGAAACATTAGTTTCTGCGGTATCAGACGACAAGACTGTTATTGTTAACGGCACGTTTAAGGCCCCGATCGCAGAATTTATTGGTACCTTCGGCATGCCTAATTTGTCGAAGTTGAGGACTATCTTGTCGTTCGATGACTACGACGACACTTCTACTATCAACGTGGGGCGAGGAACTAAGGAAGATCCACAAGCTCCTGCAAGTATTCACTTCGAAACGAAAACGGGTGATTTCGTTAATGACTATCGGCTGATGTCAAAGACATTGGTCGAAGACAAGATCAAGAAAGTAACATTCAATGGCGCAGGCTGGGACGTTTCGTTCGATCCTAGTATAGCTGGTGTCCAGCGTCTTAAGAAGCAGTCGTCAGTTCACAGTGAAGACCTTCATTTCAAAACTAAGACAGAAAACAACAATTTAGTTGTGTACTTTGGTGATCCGTCTTCACACTCTGGCAATTTTGTATTTCAGTCGGGTGTCTCTGGAAGTCTTGCACGGCCTTGGAATTGGCCCGTGAAGGTGTTTCTTGCCATTATGGATCTTCCCGGTGACAAGACCGTCAGTTTTTCTGATCAGGGTGTTGCTCAGATTGTGGTTGATAACCCAATCTCTAAGTATCACTATTATCTTCCCGCACAGGCTAAGTAATGATCAAGACCGTCGTTGGTAATAGATATATAACGGTCGAGGGGGGGTCTCCGGGAGGAACTTACTTCACTCACTCGTCGAGTGCTTTGGGCGCGGGGAATGTGCGATGGAATACTAACTTTCAATGGTTTGAAGTATACGATGGTATATCTTGGATATCGATTGTGCAAGGGCATACTAGTGTGAGTCTAACTCCTGAAGCGGCGAATATCCTTGATTGGGCTAAGAAAAAGATGCATGAAGAAACTGAACTTGATAGATTAGCAAAACACAATCCTACTATCGCTGGCTTAATCGAACAGAAAAAAAATCTTGATGACAAGATCAAGATGGTACAAATCTTAGTTAGAGAAGAGCCGAAATTTGGAACAAATTAATCTCTCGGCGTCACATGATCCAGAATGGGCCCTATTCTTACCTGCACTGAGTAGTTTCTTTATATCCGGATTGGGTAAACAAGAAGTAGAAGGTAACTATTTTCCAACAGAAAGAGTCCCGAGTGGATTAAAAAACACTAATAGACTAAACTTTCTTGACGAAAAAAATGGCATTTTTAGTTATAAATGGGTACTATACAGCGCAGGACATGCTGATTTAGTAAATTATAAAACTAATCCCAACGAACATCTAGTTGTTAATAGAGACCGTAATAACACATTTATGTTAGCAGACTCGGGAGGGTTTCAAATATTAAAGTGTCAGTGGCCCGCTGACTGGAAGAACCCTAGCTGTCCCCGTGCGATGAAGAAGCGCACAGAAGTTCTTAAGTGGATGGACGACAATGCTGACTATGGCATGTGTCTTGATATTCCATCACAGTCTCTTACGACTTATCACATTGAAGATCCAAAAACTCAGAAAAAAGACCCGGTAACTAAAAAGCCTATACCGGGTACGGGTATATCTATGCATGGCATTGCAACTATTCAAGATGCTATCACCGCTACCCATATCAACAATGAGTATTTTGTTGCTAATCGTGACGGTCGTTGCAAGTTTCTAAACGTTCTACAGGGTCGCAATCATACTCAGTCAGACGTTTGGTATGAAGAGATGAAGAAGTACTGCGATACAACAGTGTACGGAGATCGTGCATTCAATGGTTGGGCATTCGGCGGCCAAAACAAGATCGATATCCACCTGATGCTCAAGCGTCTTGTTGGCATCATTCATGATGGTTATCTTGAAGAAGGTAAGCAGGACTTAGTTCACTGTCTTGGAACTTCGATTATGGAATATGCGGTATTGTTTACTGATATCCAGAAAGCAATACGTAAGTATCACAATCCTAAACTACAGATCACCTTTGACTGTGCTAGTCCGTTCTTTGCGGCTGCTAAGGGTCTTGCTTACAACAACAATACGTTTGAGCATGATAAGAAATGGGCGTATGCAATGGAGAAGACTGCTGAAAACAAGAAGTATGCAACAGATACTCGCAAGTTCAGTGACGGTGTATTAGCTGATGGTATTCATATGTTGTTTACTGACAGTCCGGTAACTGATCTATTAACTGTGAAAGACATTTGCTATCGCGGACAAGGATTCTTGGGTCAGCATGGCAAAGAGACCAAGACTAGTTGGGATACATTGAGTTATACATTGATTCAGGCTCACAACGTTTACCAGCATATGAGTGCTGTTCAAGAAGCTAATCGCAGGTATGAAACTGGGGTCAAACCTAAGATGGTTATGGATCCTCTCGGACACCTTAAATTTGCTGACATTGTTGATGAGATTTTTTCTCTGAAGGATCGTCAAAAAAGTCTTGACATGATCGACAATTATGATACATTTTGGCAGCAGATTAAAGCTGGTCAAGGTTTCTCAGGTAAGAAAACCGTCAACGCACAAACGATGTTCAGTCAATTGTTCACTATAGAAGAGGAACCAGAGATCGAAGAAGTCGTTGAAGATAGCGACGATGCGATTTTGGAAGTACTAGATTGAATAAAACACTTGCAATCGACACGACTCCGTGTTATATTAAAAATATGGTAGTGAGATATTACTAATGGAAAATACTGTAACAACTATACTCTCTGTTAGAGAACAAGCACAGGCTGAAAAGCGTGTTCGTATCAGGGAACATGCAAAGCGCATGATCTGGGTAACTTTTCAGCGAGAAGGTATCCACAAGTATCCGGGAGCAGACACTGATCCGAGTCTGGCAACGGGAGACGAATATGATGTCAGTTTTCTAGGTTTCCCGCACAGACATATTTTCCACTTTACAGTGGGAATACAAGTATTTCATAACGACCGAGATATAGAGTTTATTCAGTTCAAGCGTTGGCTCGAAAAGAGTTTCAATGATGGACTGATGCAACTAGACTATCGTTCGTGTGAAATGGTTAGCGATGAACTCTATGATATGATTGCGACTCGCTATCCAAAACGTGACATTGAGATTACTGTTTCAGAAGACGGTGAGAACGGTGCCACTATCTACTATAATGCAACTCGTCCTTCTCAATCAATCCCCATCTAAAGGAATATAAAATGTCTAAGAGCCCAATTAAGTCTAATGCCGTCCGTGTTCGTCAGGTTTTTGATGACCTTGATACTTATCGTACTTTCTGCCGAGATTTCGGTTATGGATTCGATGAGCGTGATCTATATAGTAATAAGAGCTATGTTTATCGGCAATATCAGAAATTTATTGCTGGTAAGCCAGTGAAGAATCAATGGGAGATTGATTTAGCACGATTTAAAGAACAGGCGACAACCAGTCGTCGTGGATAAAGTAGTTGTCATCGTAACGGGAGGCTTCGATCCACTGCATAGCGGGCACTTGAGTTATATCAATGCAGCGCGTGCATTAGGTGACATTCTCGTTGTGGGAATTAACAGTGATGAGTGGCTGATACGTAAGAAGGATCGGCCATTCATGTCACACCAAGAAAGATCGGCTATCATGGCAGCTTTACTAGGTGTAGATTATGTGTGGACATTCGATGATACCGATGGTAGCGGAAAAGATGCTATTCGAATAGCAAGAAACATGTTTCCAAATTCGAAACTAATCTTTGCTAATGGAGGCGACCGTACTATCGAAAATATTCCTGAAATGGATATAGATGATGACAATATCGAATTTGTATTTGGTGTTGGCGGCAGTAACAAAGTCAATAGTTCAAGCCAGCTACTACACGAATGGAAAGTGCCCAAAACAACTCGTAGCTGGGGATACTATCGAGTATTACACGAGCAGCACCCCGAAGTAAAACTCAAAGAACTTGTGATCGATCCAGGCAAATGTTTGAGTATGCAGCGGCATAAAAATAGGTCAGAACTGTGGTTTGTTGCAGAAGGAGTAGCTCTGCTAAAAAGCCTAGCTGATGTTACAACAGTACACAAGCAGTTTGATATTATTCATATTCCCAAAGATAGTTGGCACCAACTATCAAATGCATCACCAGATGTTCCATTAAAGATCATCGAGATTCAATATGGCACAGAATGCAACGAAGAAGACATAGAGAGAAAACACAATGCGTAAACTTTACTACATGGGGCTTGAGGCCTATACCGCTCGTTACACGCTACAGTTGACCGATTGGAACAGTCGGGTATTTCATGACCGTAAACTCAAGGTCGTGTATGTTCCCGGAACAACGCTCGATAATAGGCAAAAGATCGTTGTTGGACAAGTACTAGATGCACATGGTCGCAGCTATTTTGCCATGAGTCAGATGATGAATCTGGTAGCGATGATGCAAAAAGGTGAAATTACTAACGAAGACGTAATCTACTTCGAAGATATGTTTCAGCCGGGCTTTGAGAGTCTTGGGTATATCTTGAATCAGGTTCCTGATAAACTACGTCCACGCATCTTTGTTCGTTGTCTAGCACAGACTATCGACCCCGATGACTTTGTTCATGTCTGGGGCATGAACAAGTGGATGAGCAACTACGAACATATGGTTAATGACATCGTTTCTTTCTCTAAGGGTGCAATTCTCGCAACTAGTGAAGAAATGGTCATGAACATGAAGGTCGCAGGTTGGACTGCTCCTATCTACAATATCTCAGGACTTGCTTTTGGCAAGTATGAAGTTATTGGACGAGTAGAAAAGATTAAGGCTTTTACTGATCGTCGTATGCGAGTGGTATTTAGCGCCCGCTGGGATCAGGAGAAGCAGCCAGACTTCTATATGGATTTGATTGAAGCATGGAGTGAAAGATATCCCAGTAAAGATGTTGAGTTCGTTGTTTGTAGTGGTAGTTCACTGAAGTCAAACAATGAAAGTTACATGGTCCGTACTCGTAAGATGCAAGATAGCGGCAAGCTGACTATCTACGAAAACCTCGAAAAGGATCAGTATTACGAGATTCTTAACGATAGTCGTGTAGTCTTCAATTGTGCATTGCAAGATTGGGTCTCAAACACGGTAAGCGAAGCAGATGCATTAGGTTGTAACGTACTTTATCCAGCGTATCGCTCGTTCCCTGAAACATTCGCAAATGATCATGAACGTCTCTATACGCCATGGTCGTTAGAAGATGCAGTTAATAAGTTGGATCCTCTTCTCAGGAAACCTCATGTCAACATGGGCAAGATCAGTGATTGGACTAATGGTACTGTTGATCGCATCGTTGATATCATCGAAGGTAAAGGTGAAGGGTGGTTACGCATGTCAACTGACTATCGTAAGTATTCTAAGGAAGCAAAGTACTAATGCATATTGAAAACGAAATTCTACTAGACTTTAGTGACGTGTTGATTCGGCCAAAAAGGTCAACACTAGCTAGCCGTAAAGACGTACATCTGCATCGAACCTATACATTTAAGCATAGCGGTCATGTTTGGAATGGTATCCCTATTATGGCTGCTAACATGGATGGCGTAGGCACCGTCGAAATGGCTTTGGCATTGCAAACTCAAGACATATTTACTTGCTTAACCAAAGATAATATTGAAATTCCCCCTGGGTTAAATTCTGATAGATATGCTATCAGCACTGGTACAAGCGACAGAGACTTTGAACGCTTACAAATGCTATTAAACAAGCATCCTTATATTCATTTTATCTGTATTGATGTTGCTAACGGATATAGCGAACACTTTGGTGACTTTGTTACTAAGATTAGAAAAGAATACCCCAGCCACACAATTATCGCGGGCAATGTTGTTACCGCAGACATGACACAGGAGTTAATTTTACGTGGAGCAGATATTGTTAAGGTGGGCATCGGGCCAGGGAGCGTTTGCACAACTCGTATTCAAACTGGCGTTGGTTATCCTCAGCTTAGTGCTATTGTGGAGTGCAGTGATGCTGCTCACGGTCTTGGTGGCCATATCATTGCCGACGGAGGCTGCACCTGTCCAGGAGATGTTGCTAAGGCATTCGGCGCCGGTGCAGATTTCGTGATGCTAGGTGGTATGCTTGCTGGCCACGACGAGGGCGGCGGAAAAATATTCAAACGCTGGGTAAAAACTGAATATTCTAGTGAACTAGGTAAACCCATTCGCGATTGCGAATATCGAGTACAGTTCTATGGTATGAGTTCCGATTCGGCTATGCGTAAGCATCACGGCAGTGTTGCTGACTATCGTAGTAGTGAAGGACGAACGGTAGAGATTCCTTATAAGGGTCCGGTAGAAGATACTGTTAAGGATATTCTAGGCGGTTTAAGAAGTGCGTGTACGTATACCGGGGCTTCCGAACTTAAACACTTAAGTAAATGCACAACCTTTGTTCGGGTAAATAAACAATTTAATGATACATACGTCAAGCGATAAATAATAATGTAGCACAAAGGCTACAAAGTGAGAGTGAACTCTCCGTTGGGTATTAACGTTAGATACTTTGAAAGGAAAAAAATATGTCTTTTAATAAAAATAAATGTGACCCCGAATTGGGTCGTCTCGTCCATGAACATCTTGTAAAGATGGGGGTTGAAACTCCCACTATCGAAAACAATCTCAGCAGAACCGACAAAATTGAGATCATTGAACGCAAGTTTAAGGATATCATGGAAACCTTAGGGCTTGACCTAAGTGATGATAGTCTTATTGAAACTCCCAAGCGTGTTGCCAAAATGTATGTAGGTGAAATCTTTTGGGGCCTCGACTACGAAGCATTTCCCAAGTGTACTACAGTTGACAACAAGATGAACTACGATGAAATGGTAGTAGAGCGTAACATTATTGTTATGAGTAACTGTGAACATCATTTTGTCCAAATTGACGGTCTTGCTACTGTTGCGTATGTACCCAACGAAAAGGTTCTTGGTCTATCCAAGATCAATCGTATTGTTGAATATTTCAGCAAGCGGCCACAGATTCAGGAGCGTTTGACTGAACAGGTATTTCACACTCTTTGCTACATTCTTGAAACCGAAGATGTTGCAGTCATGATTGATGCCCAGCACTATTGTGTTAAGTCGCGCGGTGTAGAAGATACAGGGTCAAGCACAGTAACGTGTAAGCTGGGCGGCGGATTCAAGTCTGACCCTGCTGCTCGTGCAGAGTTTCTTAGTATCGCTCGCATGAGTAAGTGCTAACGGAATTTATCATATCAATGGCCCAGCTAGACCTTCACGGTGTTAGACACCAGGATGTTGATCTGTTAGTGGAGAACTTCGTTCTAATGAACCAGAATGAGTTCCCACTAACTATCATCTGCGGTAACAGCATTAAAATGATTAAGCTGGTTGAGAATACGATAAATAGGATTGGATGCGATGCAACTATGATCAGACATGGATTCATAGTTATTCAGCGTATCAAATAAACAGCGGTCTTGGCGTCATTCCCGCTTGACAAATTCTGCCGCCTATGTTATGCTAATATAGGAGATTAAAATATGGCAAATCAACCAGGCAACTATTATCAAATATGCTCGGAGAAGGATATCAGGATCATGGTCTTGATCTAAATCAGATTTATAATGCAGAAGGCTTTTGTGAAGTTGAGGATATCCTTGACTACATCAATCGTCGGTATGCTTATTAACAGTGGTCTTTGACACTCATTCCCACTATAAACATTCTGCGTGTCATCTAAAGGAGAAAAAAGATGACAAAAAAATATGTATCAACTAAAGAATATTCACACCTTGCGCCTCTGGCGTATCGGCAATGGCGAGCGGATAGTCACTGTCGTTTAATACACGGCTATGCATTGTCTTTCAAATTTGAATTTGAATGCGATGACCTTGACGCCCGAAATTGGTGTTTTGATTACGGTGGGCTCCGGCCACTTAAGGATTTCCTAGAAGATAATTTTGACCACGTATTACTTTTAGCCCAAGATGATCCATACTATGATACCATTAAGCAACTAGGAGAATTAGGATTGGCAAAGATAATTGAGGTTGAAAAGACCGGATGCGAGGGACTTGCAGATTACCTGTATGAATATGTGAATACTATTTTCCTTCCATCCTGCGGCGAGGCAGAGGCTGCAAGAGTTTGGTGTGCGAAAGTAGAAGTGAGAGAAACCCCATCAAACATGGCATACAGGCAAGGCCATAGAGAAGACGGCGAGTTTCTATAATAGAATCAGTGGGGAATAATTATTTATTTCCCGCTATTTTGCATTTATTTCCATGCCATCTTTTATAATTTCCAGCATTAAGTCCTGACTTGCCGCAATATTCACACGAACGATTCTTTTGGTTTAGCTTATTTGCCAATGATTTATTTAAAGAATATTGTTTCTTTCTGGCCTCTGAGATTTTTGTTAAAATTTCAGGGGTCAGTATAGCACCAAATCTAGGATTGTTCTCTCCTTGCGAATGCTTTGTTCGGACGAACGTTTCTTTTCGTTTTAAATTTGCTGCATCCGATTGCATCAGGTTAACGAATCTATCTACCATAAATTTCCGAAATTCCGGATCCTCTTCCATGTGCCTCCGCCTACTTTTGTGACTATTCTTCCATGAAGAATCCGAGTAGTTGTCTGTTAAAATTGCTTTACTATCGGATTTATTAAGCCAATCTTCCTTATACACCGCCTTTACTCTTTTTATGTAAGTATGCTCATATAATCTACATTCTGCTGCTGTAGTAAAAGTACGATGAATAACAACTATATCTGGAGGCCCGTACTTTTGCCAATGTTCATTGACACTAACTGACGATGTAGTATATCGACCGGTCAGTATGTTCTCTGGGTTAGCTTTTTTGCCGTACTGACAGCCATAATATTTGGTATTGGTGCCTCGCCACATAATAAAGTAAGTATAGGGTGTAAAGACAGAATAAATAGACATGCTGGTAGTTCCTTTTCAACTATTAGAGTGAGTGGGAATGGGAGTTCCGTGACTCACGCTTATTTATCTTTTTTCTTGACAACCTAACCTAAATAGTATATAATAATTTATTGATATAAAAAGTATATAATGACTAAGAAAGTATATAATGACTAAGAAAGTATATTACACTGACAAACAGATTGACGGTATGGTTCATAACATCATAAGACAGATTACTGTAGACCAGTTTCGACCTGATTATGTTGTAGGCATTACCAGAGGAGGATTAGTTCCTGCTCTAATGATTAGCCATTATTTGAATATTCCAATGCATACACTAAAAGTCAGTTTGCGCAGCGATCCCCCTGATACTGAACTAAATGCCTGGATGTCTGAAGATGCATTTGGGTATGTTTCGTCGGATGATCGCCCTGTCATAAAAAGTCGTTGGGATACCAAAAAGCGTAAAAATATCCTGATCGTGGATGACATCAATGATAGCGGCATGACCTTTGATTGGATTAAACAAGATTGGATTAATAGCTGCTTCCCGGATCAAAAAGAAGCTTGGGATTCAGTTTGGAATCATAATGTGAAGTTTGCTGTTTTGGTAGAGAACGAAGCAAGTGATTTTGAAGGAATCGACTATTTTGGGGAAGCCATAAACAAAATTGAAGATCCGGTCGCTATTCGATTTCCCTGGGAGCGGTGGTGGAAGTAGTGAATATCGTTCCGTTATGTGACGAGCTAATGGTTCAACAACAGATTACATCCGAGTGGCAACATATGGTAGGGGTGATCATGCTGAACCAGACTCATAGGTTGTTGGTAAAAAGGGTCCTTCCTGAATTCTTATCTAGATGGGACACATGTGAGAAGTTCTTGACAAGTACGAGCGAAGAAGTATATGAAGTTATACGTCCGCTTGGATTAGTCATTGTTCGGGAAAACCGAATTAGAAGGATGTCCAATCAATACTTGACATGGGACAAGAGTGATGCTAAAGTTCTTTATGGTATAGGAAAGTATGGCAGTGATAGTTATGAGATTTTCTTTAAGAACAACTATGCTGTACAACCTACTGATAAAGAATTAGTGCGATACCTAAGAGAAGAATGCATAGATGCATAATAAAATTGTGAATTATATAGATGCTAAGAATGGTAGGCATTTGTATTCTATTCCTTTCTACGATCCAGATAACTTATATGAAGGTTGGATTTACAAATCGGGCGACAAATATAAGACATATGAAGAATATCTAAAAGAACGAGACAATGACGCAAATCAAGATTAGTGAACTATTTTATTCTATTCAGGGTGAAGGCAGGTATCAAGGCGTACCTAGCATTTTCCTAAGAACGTTTGGCTGCAACTTCACGTGTGGAGGATTTGGTATGCCTAAGGGAGAAACGTCTGTTGAACGGAAAAAGATCGACCCGAAAGTTTACAAAGATTACAATTCTCTCCCACTCGTCACCACTGGTTGCGATTCTTACGCCTCATGGGACCCTCGATTTAAGCATCTTTCTCCTAGTAAGGACATTGATACCATTGTTGATGACATCATGGAACTACTACCGTTTAAAGAATGGAAAAACGAACATCTTGTCATCACAGGAGGAGAACCACTACTTGGATGGCAGCGAGCTTTCCCAAAACTCTTGAGTCATCCTAAGATGGCGGGTCTCAAAGAGATTACTTTTGAGACTAATGGTACACAGGAACTTTCACCTGAGTTCGCACACTATCTTGAAGACTGGAGCTGGCCAGAAGTATATCCGGGATTTGAACGAGAAATCACTTTTAGCGTCAGTCCTAAGTTAAGTTGTTCCGGTGAGTCTCATAAGAGTGCGATCAAACCTAAGGTTGTGCGTGAATATGAGAAATTTGGCTATGCATACCTCAAGTTTGTGATCTCTACAGAAGAAGATGCTCAGGAAGCACTTGAAGTATCTAAGCTATATCGTGATGAGGGTTTTGAGGGGCCTGTATATTTCATGCCCGTCGGTGGAGTAGAGAGTGTATATCAATTGAATAACCTTACAGTTGCCGAGTTAGCAATGAAGTATGGTGTCAGATATAGTGATCGACTACATCTACCTTTGTTTGGTAACCGCTGGGGAACGTAAAGGTAAAATATGAATACCTATAACAAACGTATTGGATTTCTAGTCAGTTCTCAGACCTTAATTCCACACGGCGGAATAGGACAGTTCGCTAAGAGTTTCTGTGAAACGATGAATAGTCATGGAATTAAAGTAGATATCATAACCGACAAAGCTCCGCAAGGACTTAGCACAGAGTTCTTAGAATCATTCGATGCTAGGGTGATCTATCCAGACATCCCACTCAAGTATACCGATCATAGTGCTATCTTTATGTATGAAGATAGTTTTTGCTATGAAAGAATGGCCAATTTCCGTAATGCTATCGTTAAAGCATTCACTACCAACATCTATGACGTACTAGTATGTAATACCTATGAAACTATTCAAGTAGCGAGTACTATGGGACTTGATGAATGCGTACAGGTCATCGCATATACTCATCTTGAGAGTCAGATTTTCAAAGATACGAAGAATCCATTCTTTCATAGCACCAATGAGATGATGCGATTGCAGTTGCAGATGAATAACATCACTATCGGTACACAAAGCAAGTTCAATGAACTTCAGTTCGATAATACAGCTACTCATCTTCCTATTCCAGTAACTGAGAAAGAATTACTAAATCAGTACGTCAAGCCTAGAGAAGGTGTGTTGTTCATTGGACGTTGGGAAGAAGGGAAGAACCCCGAGTTGTTTATCGATCTGATCGAACAGACTAACTTGCCAGCTAAGGTAATGACAAGCGCAGCCGGAGCTAAGAAGTTTGAAGAACGATTGAAGAAAATCAATGCTACTTATGAGATCAAGGTGGGCATTATCGGCAAAGAAAAAGTAGACTTCATCACGAGTGCTAGGATAGCATTTAACCCCAGCACAGTCGAAAGCTATGGTATGGCTTTCTATGAACAGACTATGCAATTACCTACTTTCTGCTTAATGAATCAACGATGGACTCAAAACTTTTCTTCTCAGTTTTTCTTTGAAACCGACAAGAAAAACATGGCAAACGACGTGCGAGAGGCATATGAGATGTTCGATACCGCTGAAGCATGGTATATTAAGGGAGCTTTGGTAAATGCGAATAAGATCGAAAGCCAAGTGTTCCATAAATGGAATGAGTGTTTCAATTCATTCAAACCAAAAACGTCTAATAGCAATACGGCTAAGATTTGTAAAGAAACTACTATTAAGTACATAGATTTTATAAATGGATTGAATCGGGGTATCCTATGCATCGATGACATCAAGTCGGTGTTGATGAACAAGAATAAGTTTAGGGTGATTTATACAGATACCAATACATATCTGACTAAAGAACCCAACTTTGAACCAGCTGAGGAAATGGTTGGATTGGGATTATTCGAGGGACTATGAAAAAGATATTAGTAACAGGATGTTCGGGCTACATTGGATCACATCTTTGTAAATTGCTTGAGAAAGATTACGAAGTATATGGACTTGACATTAGGCAGCCATTGCATCCAGTCAAGGAATTCTTTCAACTTGATATCAATCGTCCGTTGAATATTGATTTAGAATTCGATATAGTTGTGCATCTTGCTGCACTTGTAAATGTTGGCGAGAGTGAAAATATGCCTATTCAGTATTATATTACTAATTTGAATGGGACGATGAATGTAATCAATAAAGTAAAGACACAGAACTTTATTTTTGCATCGACCGGTGCAGCAGAACATTGCAAGAGTGCATATGGAATCTCGAAACGAGCAGCAGAAGATGTGGTTCGTGAATATTGTACCCAGCATAAGACTATGCCATATACGATTTTTAGATTCTATAACGTGATCGGTTCATCGGGTTATCCTCCTACTAATCCAGACGGGTTGATGTACAACCTGATGAAGGCTGCTGACACGAAAGAGTTTACTATTTTTGGTGATGATTATGATACCCCAGACGGTACCTGCATTCGAGATTATGTTCACGTAGACGAAGTATGTGAAGCAATCAAGATGGCTATCGAGCAACCTGCCAATAAAGTAGAATGCTTGGGTCATGGTGTAGGATATTCGGTACTGGAAATCTTTGAGAAATTTGAAATGGTAAACGCAGAAACCATTTATTCTGATGATGACGAAGCAGGTATCAAGATAAAGATTGGACCCCGCAGAAAAGGGGACATATCTTGTAGCGTACTAGAAGAAGTGTCCCCCTATATGAAAAATCTATATTCGTTTAACGAGTTGTTGAAACTTTCCTAATGCATTAATAGAAATGTGTTAAGCACGTCATTGCGGTTAGCAGAGTCATCTCCGTCTCCCGGTTTAACAATGACATTATACTTACCCTTTTCATTACTGACTGGCTTCTTCATCATCTCGTCATAGGTCAATATTGTATTAGGCTTGACACTATATTTAGCAGCGATTCGAGCCTTCAATACATTGATCGATGATTGATCTTTATATACGAGCTTACCTTCTACCCTATCAAGAACGTCTTTGAATAATACTTCAGGAACAACTCGGCTATTCTTAGTAGTTGCGAAATCGATCTGTTGTTCTTCTTTGGGCTTCGCGCCCATCGAGTAATTCATTTTAAAATTAGCCGGAGATTTACCTTGAGCAACGTTTGCTAATTTAGTATACGCATAGAAAGATACGTCAGGATACTTCTTAGCTAAGGTATACGCATAGTTAAGGTATTCCGGTGAGAAGAAATCACCAGCATCATGCCAACGAATGATAAGTTTAGTTTCAGTACCTTTCTTCTTATCGACTTTTTTTAGCTTTTTATATTGTTCTTCGATCTCGTTTCCTAGCATATCCATGAATCCTTGCGGATCATTATACAAGAAGTTCAATAGCTTAGACTGTTCGAGTGATGGGCTCGTCCACATGATATAGCCACCTTTCATTGCATAGCAATATGTCTGGCATTCGCCGGCGCCAGGACAAGTGTCAATGATCACGAACTCACCGGTATCTTCATCAACTGCTAGGCCTTTCAGAGCAGGAAGTCCAATGTTGTAAAACGCACTAGCAGTACCATCACTATGTTGCATCTTTTCATTTTGCTTGAGAACTTTTGCCGGACGTTTGGTAATCATAGCTCTTAGCTTTTCTAGATCATATTCTTTATTTGCTTCATCGACGATGGGAACATTCTTATTATGAATGTATGGCATATTGAACTTATCTTGTTTAGTCTTTTCACTCTTGCGAATCTTGCCGCCTGCTTTGTTGACCTTGCCTGTATCGGTACCTACAGTCCTGCTTAAGTATTTTGTTAATTCGTCTTTTGGAAAAGGTCTTGCGGGGGCCGCTAATTTTGCTTCGTCAATTTCTACTTCTTGTGGGTTTACCCCTGCACTGAGAAGAAAATCTTCAAGAGACATCGCCGGCAACCCACCCGAAACAGGTGTTTTTTGCTTGACAGGCCGAGAATTTTCACTTATGATATCTAAGATGTTACGAATATCCATTAACGGTTCCTTATATTATGAGAGTATTTATCTATGAATGATGGTGTCAAACGAATTGGTTTCGCATGTAAGTTTGCAGAAATCAATACTAAGGGTGAGATCGCTAGTGTCGATGGATTCAATACAGGCGGTACCACACTCGCATGGGCAAAACGTCAGAACAACTCACGTGTGGTCGAAGAAAAGATCCTAGATGTCGCAAAGCGTAACATCCTAAACACTCACGCACTCGTCAAAAAAATTGCGACTCTTCCTGTCGAACTACGCATGTTGCGTATCACCAGTGATATGTTGAGTTTCTACACGCATCCCGATTATCATTATTTTTGGTCGCGGCAAGATGTGCAAGACAGTCTAGCACGTTGGATGGCTCCGATTGGTGAGACTGCACGCAAGAACAGTGTCCGTCTATCATTTCATCCCGATCAATTTGTAGTCCTTGCTAGTGATCGCGAAGAAGTCGTAGAAAACAGTATCCGAGAATTCGAATATCATGTTGACATGGCACGTTGGATGGGCTATGGCAAGACTTTTCAGGACATGAAGATCAATGTTCATATCAGTGGTCGTCAGGGCCCCGACGGTATCAAGAAGGTAATGTCTCGACTAAGCCCCGAGGCTCGTAATTGCATCACTATCGAGAATGACGAGATGACTTGGGGTATCGATAGCAGTCTAGAACTCGCTGATACCTGCGCTCTCGTACTAGATATCCATCATCACTATGTAATGACTGGTGAATATATCGAACCCAATGACGACCGTATCAAGCGCGTGATCGATAGCTGGCGTGGTGTACGTCCTGTCATTCATTACAGTGTAAGTCGTGAAGAATATTTGTCATCACATCTTACTAATGAATTGCCTAACCTTCAACTTCTGCTAGAACAAGGGTTGAACAAGCAGAAGTTGCGGGCACATTCTGACTATATGTGGAATAAAGCAGTCAATGATTGGGCTAAAGGGCACTGGGATTGGGCAGATGTTATGGTGGAGGCAAAGGCCAAGAACCTAGCTAGCTTTAGATTGTATGATTATTGGAAGAGCTAAATTATATAACTCTGTTTCTTTCTTTATCTTACATATAACGCCAGTAGAGATACCTGTTAGTTTTGAAATTTCTCGTATTCGGTGATTGCTTTTTTCTAGCAAATCAAGTGCTAACCTTAGATTTTCGCCCCTGTTTTTATATTTTGCTACTATAATAGATAATTTTCTCTTGTCGGTGCAGGATATTTTTTTCCCATACATTCCGTTCCTTTCGCCTTTTTTAGCTTTTGATAAATTTTTACGCCAAACATCATTCCTAGGAATGCCTGCTAATGATTCTGATCTTTTCTTTAAGGTATCTTCACTTGGTTTCCAGCCTAATTTAGACGGAGGTTTTGTTCCGCCTTTATTAGCATTCCATCCTATGTTTTTTTCAGGTCTTAGTATTTCCTCTTGTCTGTAACAATTTTCTTTGGTGTCGGTCAACAATATTGTTTGGATTATTTTATCTTGATGTTTTTTGAGGACTCTACCGAAATAAGGATTTTTGTCGTTGCGGTTTTTAGAATCATTCTTATGCTCGTAAAGTCGTCTGGCTGGGTTATTAGAAACGCCTATGTACCCTTCCTTAGTGTAGTCAGTATGCTCTGGAAGATGAATCCAATAAAGATGGTGGGTATAAATAGTCATGCTGATCGCTCCTCTTAGCATTAGAGTAGTTGGGTATTTGCAGTACCGCGAACTACATCTTTATTTATCTTTTTGATTGACAACATATATACTATTATGATAGTATACATATATTAAGAAAGGTAATTAATGTTTAAAGCAATCAAAGACTGGATCAGTCCCCCTCCCCCACCTATCCCGGTTCCTGAACCCGAAGTAAAGAAAGAGCCCAAGGTTAAAAAGCCTGAATTAACTCCTAAGGAAAAGGCAACACTTGCAGGCGAGCCTTATATCTCTATCTTGAGTGTGGAGCTTGATCCTAACGATATCAACAATGGATCATTCGACTTAGATTGGAATGATAAGTTCGTGCTTAATCTAGTCAAGCAGGGATATAAGTTCTCACCTAAAGATACTGATTCAATGATCGTTGATCGTTGGTTCCAGACCGTGTGCAGGAATATCGCTTTAGAAGTGTATGAGCAAGAGATTGCTGATCCTGAAAAGCGTGAATCAGAACTACGTATCATTAGACAACGTGATATTGGTGGCGGATTTACTGAGGTAAGTTGATGAAGAAAATGTTTGACCGACCAATTGAACTTGATGCTCCAGATTTCGTAATTCCATTACGAAATATTCAAAGTCCTACGGACATATATAATTTTTGCAGAACTAACAATATTTCTCATTTTGGATATGGGTTTAGGTTTGTTCGTAACAGTTATTTAACCAAACAGCTTAAATTTGGATTTAGTGCCCCAGAACCAAATGTAAAGGCTATTCAAAAAGGTGAACGGTTGGTTCGGCAAATTGCTTGGCTTCCAGGCTGGAATGTTAATGTGTCAAGTTCTCATGGATTTGAATTTTGGCACGGTTGCACCTCTTTGATTAATCAAGAAATTCTCCCCAAAGATACAAATTACACTGATATTGAAATTGCAATTTGGTCGGTTGACAAACGTACTAACATCTCGGGATACCCGTTAACTAGAAAAGAACTTGCAGCATATACTGAAAGCGAGTTGTGTGAACAGTATGTCGAACATCACGGCCGTCTCCCGCATTTAAACATTGTAGATCCTACCCTAAATAAAACATATCGGGGGTTGAGAAAAAGCACCTTTTTAGACTTGTTTGAAATCGGATAAAAAGACTTGACACCTATCCATTAAGTGCGTGTATTAAAAATTGAACACAGAAATGAAAGTTTAATTGATATGCAAATTCGTCCTACTTGTATTAATCACGGCTGCAATCGCCCAGTTGCTAATGACGGAAGTCGCTGGAGGCCTACCTGTTATCGATGCCATAAAGCAGGGTATGGGAAAGGTACTTTTGCTTTCGGCGTTACCCCATTTCGAACCGGTTATTGCACTAACACTGATAGTCATTTGGGTTTTCCGTGCGCTATTGATTACAAAAAGGCACCGTGGGTAATAGGCAAAACGCACATTGATCATATTGACGGTAACCATTTAAATAATATTCTAGAAAATGTGGTTGAACTTTGTCCTCTCTGTCATCAATACAAAGGTATGCTTACCGGTGACTTTAAGAATCAAGGCGTGTATCACTACAACAAAAAATAATGGTTGACATTCAGCCTAATCCTTGCTATAATATGCGTATAAATAGAGAAAGCCTCATATGAAATATGCACTGATCGACACGGCTAATACCTTCTTTCGCGCTAGGCACGTTGCGTCTCGCAACACTGACACGTGGGAAAAAGTAGGAATGGCGATGCACCTTACATTGTCGTCTGTCAATCAGATGGTACGTAAGTTTGGCATCGATCATGTCGTGTTCTGTCTCGAGGGTCGTTCTTGGCGTAAGGACTTCTACAAGCCATACAAGGCTAATCGAGTAAAAACTGACGCGACCGAGGCTGAGATCGAAGAAAATCAGATGTTCTGGGAAACGTACGAATCGTTTACTACGTTCATTCGTGAGCGCACAAACGCTAGCTTACTACGTCATCCTACTGCTGAAGCAGATGACCTCATCGCCCGCTTCATCGCACTGCACCCCGAAGACGAGCATTTCATTATTTCTTCCGACACTGACTTTGTTCAACTGATCGCACCTAACGTAAAGCAGTACAACGGTGTTGCTGGTCAGTTGATCACACTTGAGGGTTACTTCGATGATCGCGGTAAGCCTGTCAAAGATAAGAAGACTAAGGAACCTAAATTGCTTGAGGATCCTGAATATCTATTGTTCAAGAAAATCATTCGTGGTGATGCATCTGACAACGTGTTCTCTGCATATCCTGGTGTTCGTGAGAAGGGCACAAAGAATAAGATCGGCATTGTCGAAGCATATGCTGATCGCAACAAACAGGGCTTTAATTGGAACAATCTGATGTTGCAAAGCTGGATTGACCACGATGGCGCTGAGCATCGAGTTAGGGATGATTACGCGCGTAATCGTACCCTGATCGATCTGACAGCACAACCGCAAGAAATTAAAGATATGGTTGATCAATCAATACGCACAGGAGTAAAGACCGAACATGTACCGCAAGTCGGCGTGCAACTTATGAAATTCTGCGGTAAGTATGAGCTTACTAAAATAAGCGAGCAAGCCGAGACTTATTCTAAGTGGCTCAACAACACCTACAAGGGAGTTTTGCTTGACGAGTCGGTATGATGACGGCCGTTACTCGCGAAGTCATACACTTTGGATGCGCATCGGCGGACTGTGGGTATATAAAACAGATACACGGATGCATGAAGTTTGGCATGCCGACATTGCGATAGAAAAAACGCCTGATGGTAAGTTCAAGTATTTCAAACATCGCGGAGGCGACCTACGATTTCTGAATGAAGAAGAATTAAAAAAAATGTCCTGGATTGTTCTTACTGCGGAGAGAATATGCAATGAACCAGATTGAACTTCTGTGCAAAGACTGTAAGTATTCTTTCGTTTCATTAGGTAACCTATTTTTTACATTTGGGTTTCCTACTTCGGATATGCATCGATGTCGCAAAGCGTTTAAGCCTAATAGGGTCGTTTTTGACCCCGTATACGGCAATCAAAATGTCAAAGGTACATATCGTTCTTGTAATTCAAACAGGGCAAACTATGGGGATTGCAAGCCCGCAGCAATCATGTGGGCACCAAAGCACAAGAAAGATTTATTTAAAATGTTGACAAAGGAAACACACCATGACTGATCTAATCGCGAAAACAATCGTCAAAGACCAATTTTGGATCGTTACGGATGGTACTAAAAAGGTAGGAAATATCGAAGCTAATAACTCTGGTTACGGTGTTCAACTTAACGGACATTTGTTCCAGTTTGACAATGCAGTCGAGTTAAAGAAAAAGACTAGGATTCGTTTCGACCCTATCAAGTCAGATCGTACGAAGATATCTCTGCCCTACCCTGAATATCCTACGCCAGAACATGTATATAATTCTATTTTTGACATCACGCGTGGCTTACATCTGTTTACTACCTCTACGAAAAGTAAATGTTTACACGCTGCAGGATGGTTCTTGTTAGAGCAGAACGGAATCAAGACAGTCATGTTCTGCCCAAAGTATATTTTCATTCAACGTTACCCATATGAGGGTCCGTTTAAAACGGAAACTGAAGCTCTTAATAAGATAAATATCTAGCGATGTTCCTTCATATAAAGCGATTCATGGAAAAGATGACAGTAGTCGAAACAAAGAATGCCAAAGATGTGGTTATTCCGATCGCCGAAGCACGTGGATTGCGAGATGAGCTTACTAAGCTATTAGCGGAACTGTACGAGCATAGTACGAAACATGATGAAGATCGAAAAAATGAAGTGTTTGAGATACAAATAAGAGGAGGTTCATTTAAATGAATGATCTAAATGTCTAGAAATCAACCTAATATTTTGCTCGAACATGTAGATAGACAGACCTATAAATGTGATCAGATTGTAGAGGCTGCTGGAATATGGGCTGTATTTCTTGATGGTCAACCCATCAATCTCAAGTCATCACATTACCTCACTAACGATTCTGCTCCCAAGTATAAAAAGACTAGTTTCTCAAATCCTGGTCATGCTAGGAACCTATGTCGCAAGCTGAATGCACAGTTTAAGACTGACAAGTTTACTGTTTGTTTTTTAAACCAAGGTAGAACGGTTTACCCAGAATCCATCACTGATGAGTAGGTAATCCGATTGTGACCTATCCCAAATCGAAGACAGAGATAGTAAAAACTATCTTAGCGGCGATAGGTGACGACCCCGATAATCCTTGGAAAAATATACCAGTGGATAAACTTGTGTTCTCTTGGTTTATTAGCGGGCGTACGGGATCTGGATTACGACTAACAGTAGAAGGATCAAAAGCTTTCGCATATGCACAGATCGCACACTACGATTTTCCAGTTGACAATAGTGGACAAGTTTGGACGGCAGCGGCGTGGGAGAGGTATTCAGTTTTCGTCAACAAGAAACTACACTGTCCATATTTTATTTCTTCTAGCATAGAACAACAACATCTACGTGTATGGGTATATGATCATCGTATCGCGATGATGCTAGGTTTGTTTGGGTCACTAACTGAATATGTCGAATCTGTCATAGCATAATTAACCCGAACCAGTTTACTTACACTAAATAGTATCGTAGACTGACACTGTAGTCGATCTACTACCACACACACAGAAAGGAATACTATGTTTAAAACTTTAATCAACAACACCGTTGAATCGGTGCAGGCAATGCAAAAGATTGCCATTGACTCTTTTGTCAAACACGAACCCCTTGCTAATTCATTCAACAAATTCGTAGATGCACAAACCGTGTATACCAAGAATGCCGTTACAGCCATGTCTGAAGCCGGGTCTTCACTTTTTCAGTTAATTACTGATAAGGATTTTTATACTGATTTGGTTAATACTGCCCAAGAAAGCGTAAAAACTGTTTTGCCTAAAAAAGAAAAGCAAAATGATTAAGCAGTTTTTCAAACGGGCACTAGAGTTTTACCTCCGTGGATTGATAATCAACGGAGAGAATCAGGCTTTTATGCATCAAGCGATGTGGTCAGAGTCAAAGAAAATTTTTAACCAAGGCACAAAGAAAGATAATTAAAATAATGACTACTTATAAAGCAACTCAACTGACAAGTTGCGCCGGAGGCACTGTTATGGGTGCTATATGCGTATACATGTTATTTGTTTTCACAAGCCTAATATATTAAGGAGAAGACTTAAGTGGAACTTCCAAAATTTCCTGAATTCCGAACAACAAAGAACGGATATGAGATCCGTGCTGACGTACTAGAGATGGCGAAGCAATTAGTTACTGAAGAATATCATGCCAAATACATGGGATGGGAAGTATCTCGGGAACGTGATCCAAAAACTGGTCAAATTGTGACTAAGGTTGCAGCTCCAGAATTTCCAGGGCTCGATAAGGTCCTAGAAGCTGCACAGAAGATGTATGACTTCGTGAATAACAAGAAGTCTTCCGAATAAATTTACTCCAGCCATACCCTATCAGGCAATGCCTGATAGGGTGGTAAAAGAATTTCTTTAATGGGTCGTTTTTGGTTGACATTCTGAATCTCCTTTGCTATATTTAAGATCATAGATTGAAGCAAAGGACTAGCAAATGGCTCGTTATCAGGCTCCGAAGATTTCTTATTCGACTGACGAAGTGTTTGCCGCTGCTTGTGCAGCACAGCGCATCAACGGCGAATATCTTAAGGACGACAAGATTCTGTATGATACTGATGGGCATGTCGAGAAGGTTGAGAAGATCGCTAACAAGAAGCTGACTTCTCAGTTTCTTCGCGGTGACTTTGACATCAACGATGAGGACCGTGCACTGGGACAAGAAGTGCGTCAGTACTGTAACTCCCTGACGTTCAAGATCCTGCAGGGAAAGACTCTGAGTGATTTTGAGCAAGTTATGCTCAGTGTTGCTGACAAAGAGACTGTTGACAGCTTCTACGAGATTGCTGTTGTTTCGTCTCTCCCTGCTTCGTATGAGCGTTATAAAGCTCGTGCAGAAACTGATCGCCGTGTCCGTGACACGAATGGTTTTGTTGGTGACATGGGTGATAGGGTTGATCTCAAAGTTAACGTAGTGAAGTGTTTTTATTCTCGTAACTGGAACGTATATTTCATTACTGCGATCACTGAAAATAATAAGTCTGTGTTTTTCAGCAGCCGTAATCAGATTGATATCGGCAAGTCGCTGAATGTTAGGGGTACTGTTAAGTCTCATTGTGATGGGTCTTCTCAGCTTTCCCGTGTTAAGGTTCTCTGAACCTTAAAGTGGGTGTTCGTCAAACACGAATGGTCTTTCGTAAAGTGGGTCTCCCTTTAAAGGGTTGTAAATTCCCTAAGTGGACTGTTTGACGAACACCCAACTATCATTTATATTATTAAAACAGCCATGAACAACAGCAAAGAAAACACATTTAGGGCCTTGCGTGATGAGGAATTGCTTGTGAGCAGTTTTTGGTGTAGGTTTGGTTGGCACAGTTGGACCAAATATCGTGAACCTGAAAAAGTCCGCGAAAATGTATACGTTCCGAGTCATATCCAGGAACGTCGATGCGCCTCGTGCAATAAGCTTAATCGCTGGCGCATACCCGATCTTTGAACTTGACATCAACCTAATTTGATAGTATACTATAATTCAAGGAGCACTCATGTCGGCATCGTGGATTAACGCACTCAACAGTAGCGATTCTCGCATTCACAAAGAACACATTATCAGTCAGGCGCTAACAGCAGCATTACTTGGCAACACAACTGCTAAGTTTTTTCTTAATATGCTGAAGCTTTGTTATGATCCATACATCGTGTTTGGGGTAAGACAGATACCAGAAACTTTTGGAATTACTGATGCAGAAAACCCTTGGGACGAGTTTGGCGATCTTACTGTAAAGCTCGGCACTCGTGAACTCACCGGACATGATGCACGTGACGCTATCCAAACAATGGCAGACCGATTCGACAGTGACGAGTGGAATACTTTTCTTGCTCCCGTTTTGCGGCGCGACATACGCTGTGGCATATCGTCAACCACAATCAACAAAGTTTGCAAAAAGACAGAGTACGAAATTTCAGTTTTTGGGTGTCAACTGGCAACCAATTCTGAAGGCAGACCCGAGATGACCGGTATCAAACGTCTCGAACCTAAACTTGATGGCTGTTTAAGTTCAGATTGGGTAGTTGAGTTTGAAGATGGCAGTAAAGTCACAATCAAGGAAGTAGTTGACAACAAATTAGCAGGTAAGGTCAAATCATACAATATGATTACCGGTAAGGTCGAATTTAACGAAATTACCGGCTGGGCGGTGGACGGAATTGATGACTCGGTCGATGATTATGAATGGTACGAGATAACATTAGAGAACGGTAAAACTTTGCCACCGCTAACGGGTAATCATTTGGTCTATCTTCCTAAGTTAAAATGCTATCGTAGAGTAGACTTGCTAACTGACAATGATGAATTATTAGAGCACATTTAACCATCTAATTTCTGCTACAGGCATAAATAACTATTATAGGAGATTATTATGCCGGTATGTCATATATGTGGAAAAATAGTGAGGAACATTGACTATCACCTAATAGGTGAACAGTATAAGGATAAGATCAGTGATATGATACTAGCAGGATATTCTATCTTGTACCTATCCAAGAATTCGTTGACCTTATTCGGAGAGAAAATATCATATGACATGATATCTACAACCTGCAAGCACCACGGTATTAAAATACCCAGTTTAAAAGATACTGCAAACAGTAGAATAACACGAGATTTGTATAAGTCTACTGTAGAAAAAACATATGGTCATGGAATAACCAATGTATCTCAATCCAAACTAATCAAAGAAAAGAAAAATAATACAAACTTAGATAGGTATGGAGTAATAAATCCGTTTCAACGAGAAGAAGTAAAGCAAAAATCAAAAGAAACCCTATATAAAAAATACGGAGTTCTTAACCCAGTTGAACTGCCATAGTATACCAAAAACAATGGGAGATTCTCTAAACCTCACAAAAAAATATCAGATTTCCTACATACTCTGACTATAGAACACGACAATGACAAAGCTGGTCTATTTAGAAAATTTAATGACGAGTTAAAAAGAACGTATTCACCTATCCCTGATATTTTTATTCCTGATAAAAATGTCGTAATAGAAATATTCGGTGATAGATGGCACATGAATCCAAGAATATACCACGAGTCTGATGTTGTCGTGTTTTTTGACGGTCCGTGTACGGCCGCTGAGGTCTGGTTAGGTGATGAAATACGAAATAACCATATCCGCTATTTTGGGGTTGACATAATTGTAATTTGGGAATATGATATCAAATATCACTTTGAAGACATCAAACTAATGCTAACTGAAAGATTGACATGACCACCCTAAAAATCAAAAGTATTAAAAAACTACCTCCAACCAAAATGGCACGGTATGACATACAAGTAAAGAATACCGAAAACTTTTTTGCAAATGGGGTGCTAGTCCACAACTGCCGTGTTCTACTAGTAGTGCAAGTTCTTGACAGCGGGGCACATGTCACATGCTATAGCCGTAATGGTAAGGTATTTGAAAACTTTAACCACATCGAAAAACAAGTACTTGATAACTTACCTGAAATGATTGCTGCTAGGCATGAGGTAGGAGGCCTTGGGGCAGACCTAACTCTTGGATTTGTGCTTGATGGTGAAGTTGTGGGTAATAGTTTTCAAGAACTGATGCGCCAGGCTCGTCGTAAAGAAAATGTTGCGAGCGAGGACAGTGTGTTTCACGTATTTGACATTATTCCTATTCTTGATTTTAGCAGGGGATACTGGAACGCATCCCTGACCAAACGTCTCGCATTGCTTGACGCAATGAAGTCTGCCATTGACAAGATGTCCAACCTAGAATTACTTCCACATCTACTTGTTGATCTTACTACACTCGAGGGCAGAAATCAGCTTGATCGTTATGCAAAAGATATGGTTACTGCTGGATTTGAGGGCATCATGATCAAGGATCTTGCGACCTCGTATGAATGTAAGCGTAACACCGCCTGGATGAAGTACAAGCCCGTGCATGATTACGACCTCACTGTAATCGGTGTGGAATCCGGTACCGGAAAGAACAAGGACAGAATGGGAGCATTGGTCTGTGAAGGAATGGACGACGGAAAACACATTGTAGTCAATGTGGGTAGCGGGTTTACTGATGCTGAACGACAAGAATATTGGGATAACCGAAACGATCTGATCGGGCGATCGGTGGTAATTATGGCAGATGCGATAACTCTTAATCAAAACGGCACTTATAGTCTACGTTTTCCTAGATTTAAATCATTTCGATATGACAAGTGAGGAACTAAAATGTCTGGTTTAAATATTATTTTCGAAGAACTACCTCAACGCTGCGAAGGTTGTGGTATTATTGCAGAGACTCGACCGTTTGGCATCAATCATGAAGAAATCTGCTTTGATTGTGCTATGAAGGATGAAGCGGTTACCCAGATACGCATGAAGGAGTTTTTGTTTGGTGACGAAGAATGAACGAGAACACTGACAATATAGAAGGTTGGGAAGAAGATCCAGTCGATTACCTAGAACTTCAAAAGATGGTCGGTAAGAAATATGTTTTCGAAGACGGTGACAGTATTGAGATCGTGCAGATCAAACGTAGAGAGACTGGTCCATGGGTAACATATCATGTTCAGCAAGGACCGGGTATTCCCAGAAAGTTGTTGATGATGCTCGACGAATTTCATATTACATATGGTCATCTGTTTTAAATCCAACAGAAACAGAAAATTAGACTAAATAGCTAATGACACTTTATGCATACAAATGGACTCGCCTATCTACAGACAAATGGTATGTAGGATCCCTCACTATGGCCGTGACCTATCCAAAATTTGGATATCGTTGCTCCAGCAGGGAAAACACAAATGATATTTAATGCCATCGTACTGCTAGTTGCCCTGTTTATTTCCGCAATTAGTGCTTTCTATTCCATCACTGGTTTGGCCGTCATCTTTTCAGCGGCAGCAGTGCCAGTGATGGTTATGGGAAGTGCATTAGAGTTAGGTAAAATCACGGCGGTGGTATGGCTTCACAAATACTGGACCAAAGCCGGATGGGCGCTGAAATCGTATCTAGTGCTGGCAGTTGTGTCATTGATGCTAATCACCTCTATGGGGACATATGGATATTTGGCAAAGGCTCACAGTGACCAGACTTTAGTAAGTGGCGACACCGCTGCTAAAGTTGAGCTAGTTGATGAAAAGATCAAGATTTCGCGCGAAAACATTGCCATGAGCCAAAAGGCTCTTGAGCAAATGAACAGTCAGGTTGATCAGTTATTGGGTAGAACCGACGATGACAGGGGTGCTAATCGTGCGATTCAGGTTCGTAGGCAACAAGCCACCGAACGCAATCGATTAATACAAGAGATAGAAGCTGAACAAGCTGAAATAGCAAAACTTAACGAAGAAGTTGCGCCCATTCGTGCCGAGATTCGCAAAGTTGAGGCCGAAATAGGTCCGATCAAGTACATCGCCGCAATGATATACGGTGACGACCCAGATACTAATTTATTAGAACGCGCGGTACGTTGGGTTATCATTCTTCTCGTACTAGTGTTTGATCCACTGGCGCTTGCACTTATGGTAGCTGCACAGAGCAGCTATAAATGGTTAAATGAAGATTTAGCAAAAAATCAAAATGAAGATAAATCCACAGATAGTATAGAAGTTTTGCCATCCGCAGAACAGTCTAAACCTAAAGTTCAGGAGGATGTTGTTCCGAAGGAAGAAAAAACGGAATCACTAGAACACGAACTTCTAAAAACAACCGAGATAGAATTAATACCAGAGCCGGTATTAATTATAAACGATATTTTCCCTTATGCAGAGGATGCATACAATGATGCTAAACCTATACCAGAGCGCAATGAAGCGCTACCTGTTGATTTCGATGAACCAATTAGAGAAGAGCCTGACGAAACATCTTTGGCCGTCTCAGGTAAAGATGTGGAACGATTGGGTGAGCCTAAAAACGAAACTGAAAAACGACATAGACTAGCAGAACCCAGCATCAAGACTGAAGGGGTAACTTTACGGTCTACCGGTGGTGACTATGTAGAATATGACGGAAAATCTATGAGTACAGCAGCACTAAAGACGATGCGCCCTGATTTATTTGCCATTGTTGCGGATATAGATCATCCTATCAATACTAATTTTGGAACACAGTTTCCCAAGATTGCACAAAAAGGAGACGTGTTTGTGCGTGTAGATATGTTACCGAATCGTGTTTATAAGTTTGATAGCTATAAATGGATAGAAATTAACAAAGAACAATCTGATTCTTATTTGTATGATGATGCTTATATAAAACACCTTATTGCCCAAATCGAACGAGGCGAATATGATGTTGACTTGCTGACCGAAAACGAAAAGTTACAAATAGAAGAATACATCAAAAAAGATACCTAGGCAGTTTCAGTCATCAAAGAGTAGAGTAAAATAATGCCAGATAAACTTCAGTATTGTTCTTTCTGCGGGACGCACAAAGACAATGTAACTAAATTGATTGTGGGCGACGACGCGGCTATATGCAGCGATTGCATTGCATTATGTAACCAACTTGTTATCAACGAGCAAGCAGAGGAACCAGTAGCCGCTGAACCTGAAAGTTTTGATGCATATAGTATTAAGAAACATTTAGATCAACATGTTATTGGCCAAGACGCTGCTAAAGAAGTGTTGGCAGTTGCTATAGCTAATCATTATAAAAGAATCACATATCCGTCAACCGACCTAGAGATTCGAAAAGGAAATGTATTGCTTGTTGGTCCTACAGGATCCGGCAAGACCTTGATCGCCCGAGCAGTTGCGAAGTATCTAAGTGTTCCGTTCGTGGTTGCTGACGCGACTAGTTTAACTGAATCAGGGTATGTTGGCGAAGACGTAGAAAGTATGATTAGTATGCTCTTGGCTAGTGCAGGCGGTGATGTTGCATTAGCAGAGAGAGGTATCGTCTTCATAGATGAGATTGACAAGGTGTCACGTAAAAGTGAAAATGCTTCTGTTACGCGCGACGTAAGCGGAGAAGGCGTTCAGCAAGCACTATTGAAGATGATCGAAGGGACGACGTGCCGTGTGCCAGTAACCGGCAAACGCAAGAATCCACAAGGAGATATGATTGAGGTCGACACTAAAAATATTCTCTTTATTGCCGGAGGCGCCTTTACGGGCCTTGATCTTATAATCAAAAATAGAATTCAGGGTGCTTCGATCGGGTTCGTGCAAAATATAAAGACTAAGGATAAGAAAAGTAGTGCTGTCACTCCAGATGATCTGATCAAATTTGGAATGATTCCTGAATTTATCGGCAGATTCACTACGACTGTTGCATTGAACGAACTTACAGTAGACGAATTGATTTTGGTACTGACCTCAGTAAAAAACAATTTTATCGACCAATTCACGCATCTATTTAAGATAGACAACATTAAATTGTCTTTCACTGACGAAGCTATAGCACAGCTTGCGCAGCGGTGTATAGAGTTAAACGTTGGGGCGCGTGGTCTTCATACTGAGATAGAGCGAGTATTGATGCCAGCGATGTTCCACGTTAGCAAGTTTAGAGAACACGGGGTCACTGAATTAATAATCACTACTGAACACATCAAGGATCCTAGTTTAGTAATAGCAAAATATCTTTTACCTAAAACTGGTGTTTGACTCGAAAAGCAAATAACTTGACCCAAAATACTTTACAACTACCGAAATTTCTTGTATAAATAACACAGTAGGGTGCTTTTAAAGGCTCTACTGTCATTATTTGCTTAAAGGAGAAATAATATGACTAATTCACAACTAACCCTTCGTTCTTTGGATATTCCGAACTTGCATAAATTTGGAATTGGATTTGATAACATCTTTGATGAACTATCGCGAATCAATGCACAACAAGCAAATGCTCCCAACTACCCTCCATATAATATCATAAAGCACGATGAAGATCACTTTTCTATCGCGCTAGCTATTGCAGGATTTACGCCAGAAGATGTTTCCATCACGCTAGAGAAGAAAATTCTTACAATCAAGGGCGAGCAACGTCAACCCCTAGATGATTTAGAAAAAGAAACTGAATACTTGCACCGGGGTATTTCGGCGCGTAACTTTGTTCGTACTTTTACGATTGCAGAACATGTTGAAGTGATAAGTGCGGAAGCAGAACACGGCATCCTCAATATAAACTTGAAGCGTGAAATACCTGAAGAGCAAAAACCAAAGAATATACCTATACAGCAGAAATAATATACTACACACAACAACCGTGCTAGCAGTCATTGACTGCTAGCACATTTAAAGGAAGATAATAATGTCAGCGAACACAGATACCCGTAGCAAGATCAAGCCTAATATTGCCTTAAAGGAGCCGCCGCTTTTTAGGATCATCTACATCAACGATGAGGTGACCTCGATGGAATTTGTGGTCGGGTCACTGATAGACTATTTCAATTATAACCCAGATACTGCTAGTCACATCACGACTGAAATACATGAAAAGGGCAGTGCAATCGTTGCTGTTCTACCTTATGAGATTGCGGAACAGCGCGGCATTGAAGTTACGCTTGATGCTCGTGCCCAAGGGTATCCGCTTCAAGTTAAGGTTGAAGCCGACAGTTAGTATATTGCGGCTCTGAGTCTAAAATTCAGAGCCGCAAATTCTTATAGATTTGTTGTAGCGACAGAATGCCTCTTTCATGATGACTCACACAACTAATGTGATTCTTTTTGCCCAATAGGGATTCTTACTTAAATAAGGATTATTGACAAAGTTGATATCATTGATATAGGTATCAACAGTTTTGCGGTAAGTACCAAATACCCAGTGAGTGACTTTATGTTCAGTATCGCTACCTAGTACCTCTTTAAGAGGTATTTGATCATTCATTTGGTGAGGAGCCTCACCAAAATAAAGTTCTTCCAACGGTACCGCATTCGATATCACTATTATGTTTTTGACATCTAAGTGTTTTTGCAGTTTTTCAATCGACTTGCGAAGATAGAACATATCTTCGTCTCTGGCTACCGTTCTTACTGTTTCTCCGATCGTTGATGTGTCTCCCGAATCGGCCCAGCCATTCGAGCCTAGCAAGGCAATACCATCAATAATAGCTACTTGTTGATGCAACAAACAGATATTAGGAATACTACCTGCAATAGCAATAAGTTCTTTTGTTTTAGTAGAAATATCGACTGCATCAACATATTCGAGTGGACCAGGAACATAAAACACGCCTTGGTAAAATCTGCTAAGATGAGAGAGTGTTTGTATGATCGTTCGTAGATCAGAACTAACATTACCTGCTATAATACAATACAAACTGGTCGCTTTGTTTTCCCAATTAAAATGGTCATCGGGCGCAAGATGCAGGTCGCCTATTATGTCAAAGCCAATGTCTTGCATAAAATATATTTTATTTAGCTATGTTTAACTTTGGCTTACGACTGGTTGTTTTTTTACCTGTTGCTTTCTTAGTTTTCGTTTTTTCTTGCGCGGGTTCTACTTCTTCTACTGTTGCAGGCTCGTTTACTTCAGTTACGGGTTCAACTTTTGCGGAAGCAACAGTAGCCGTAAATTTAGTTAGCAGCTTTTTCAAAAATAACATCATGAATCTCCTATTGTTGATATTCTGCTAGTATTTATGATTGTTTAATATTTGATTAGAATAAATACTTCATGCGTGATCTTCTTGATAAAATTGAAACTCTAGCCGAAAGTACTGGCCTTGCTGGTAGGAAAGCCGGTGCTGTATTTCGTAATTCAGCCGGCGAAGAAATCATATTTGACAAACTTGAGTTCTTTCCAGAAAAAATCGGAAGATATACTCCTGAACAATTAGATCATGTGTTGTTAGATATCAATAGTCAGACTGATCATAATATTCAATGGATGAATACTCGCACTATTAGAATGGGAGGATTTGCGCTCGCTACGTTCACCGGTACAGACGGTCCTTTGTATTTCGGTAGATATCTAGAACAGATCAAGCCAAATTTCACAGACAACTATGTTCCCAATTTAGTAGGAGACTATAAATTAGCTAGCAAATCGGCTGAGAAGGCTCAAGCTGGCTTGAGCCCTCAGGATCTATTGACAAATAAAAATGATTTGACTGCTAACGACATCCTTAAGCAATTGGCCGAGAAATTGGGTACCGATAATATATTATATGACGTTACATACCGATTAGTAGCAGGTGAACCCCTTCCGATGACGTTTGACGCACCCGAGAATCTTAGCTTCTCTGCATTTAGAGATTATTTTTGTGAGATATTGCAGCCGATCGCATTGCAGATGGGGCAATACGAAGGTAATGCAGGAGAAGCTGCTGAAATTTTTCTAAATGGAAATTTTAAAAACACCCTTATCTCGTTTGATTCTACGAAAACTGCTGGAATAGCATCATGACCAGTGATGAAGGCAAGTCGATCAAGGTCAGTACTAAAGGTGGCAAAGGAGCTACTGCGAGTACGACTAATCTAATCAACAGCGTTGACGAATTATCTCAGACTGAAGGGGGCAATAAATTACGTGAAAAATATGCTGACACGATTGAGATTATACGCGAGATAAAACGTCGGGGCCAAGCACTCGCGCCTATCTATTTGGGACTGAAATTTGACATCATCGATGAAACAGATGCTAGGATGATATTATCACTCAAGAATGATAGTCCTTTGACAATGAGTGAATTAGATAATCTCGGGTTATCTGACAATCTGCTAAAGCTAGCACAGACCAGAAAATCATTGGATAGAGACAAAGTTAATTTTTACTATCTCTTGCTTGCTGCTGTAGCCCATAAAGCAGCAGAGGAAGTCAACGAGAAAACTGACTTCAGCAAAGCTGCGGCAGACATCCTCAATCAAGGGGCGTTGATTCAGGTTTATACTAAAGCTAAAGAAAGCAAAGGTCAATGGACTCTTGACGAATTCAACACAGTCTACCCAGGTGATAGTATCAAGGGTGTTTATCTTTCGGCAAGCAAGACATATTACAGTACAGGCATCAAGGGAAACTTCACATTTAAGATCGACAGCGGCAAGGGCGTAGCCAAAGATCAACCTATTATAGATGCCGAGATAGGTAGAGAAAAGCGTATTCCCACTTCATCTGAGTTTACCAAACAAGCAGCCGACATTGCCCTTGGTAGAAAAAAGCCAAAAGAAAAGCGCATATCTACTATGGGAAATGTTGGACGTTCATTACGAAAGTAATAACACTTTTGTTTATCCCAAAGTCATTGACATTGTGGTTGCGATGAAGTAACATACACTTACATTAACAATGAAGGTAAAAAAAATATGTCTAACTTAGTTCCAATGGTAATCGAACAGTCCAGTCGTGGCGAAAGAGTAATGGATATCTACAGTCGATTACTAAAGGACCGGGTGATTCTTTTAGAGGGGGAAGTCAATGATTATATGGCTAATCTCATCGTTGCGCAATTGCTCTATCTTGAATCAGAAAATCCCTCCGCCGACATCTCACTTTACATCAACAGCCCAGGTGGTTCGGTGACTGCTGGATTAGCTATTCTTGATGCTATGCAATTTGTCAAGTCAGACATTTCTACTATCGCAATCGGAAGTGTCTGTTCAATGGGATCACTTCTAGCAAGTTCCGGCACCAAAGGAAAGAGATTCATTCTTCCTAGGGCTCGCCACATGGTGCACTCTGTGTCCGGCGGTTCTCGTGGCACGATATGGGACGCTGAAATTCAAATGGAAGAAATGGTTCGATTGAATAATCTTCTCACTGAGATTTATGCAACTAATACTGGCAAGACCGTCGAAGAACTTAAGATTGCTATGGCACGTGACAACTATATGGACGCTCAAGCATCTGTCGAGTTTGGACTAGCGGATAAGGTTCTTGTTTCTCGATAAAAGTGATATACCCATTAGTGTTATTTCGAGAAAAAGAATTAGCTAAAGTCAGCATTTCCTGAATTCTAATGGTTACTGATTTGGGCGGTAACCTGAACCAAAATAATTATTATTTTGGCAAAAAAAAGTTGACTTCGGCTATCTATTTTGCTATATTAAATTATAAGCTGAGAAATAGGAAATGATCATGAACTACGAACTGACCGATGAAACCATCGAACATACCGGTACCACCCTGCATCGCATTCGTGCGCTTGTAGATATGCCTATTCATGATGTTAAGGCTGGTGATCTTGGTGGCTTTATCGAAAAATTCGAGAACCTCCAAGAGAACGCTTGGGTCTCTGGCAATGCTAAGGTCTATGACGATGCTGTGGTCTCTGGCAATGCTAGGGTCTCTGGCAATGCTTGGGTCTTTGGCAATGCTTGGGTCTTTGGCAATGCTAGGGTCTCTGGCAATGCTTGGGTCTCTGGCTATGCTAGGGTCTCTGGCAATGCTAGGGTCTCTGGCAATGCTAGGGTCTCTGGCAATGCTTGGGTCTCTGAATAACAGTTGCTTTATTCTCATAAAGAGTCTATATTAAATTATAGGATCAATTAAAGGAACTTATGATATGTCTCTGGATGTTTATCTGACTGCTGTTCGTCCCACAGAAGTGTACAGCCGTAATATCACCCACAATCTGAACAAGATGGCCGAAGCTGCGGGCATTTATATGCATCTGTGGCGTCCCGAAGAAATTGGCATCGAAAAGGCCGAGCAACTGATCGCGCCGCTGACTGAGGGGCTGGAGAAGCTGAAGGCCGAACCTGAACACTATAAGCAGTTCAATGCGCCTAACGGCTGGGGAATGTATGAGCATTTCGTTCCGTTCGTGGAGGACTATCTGGAGGCTTGTGTGGGTAATCCTGATGCCGAAGTCCGGGCGCATCGTTGATGGAGGCCATAATTAACTTTATTATCCGCAATTGTTTGAACGGTGGAATGGTTATCGCAATCCTAGTATTAGCGATAACCATTTGGATCTCAATCAGCGCGCAATAAGTTTACTTTTTAATACTACGGAACAATACCTCATGACCTTACTAGAAATCGTTCTTACCGTGATAACTATTGCTATTCTTTTTGGCTTCTTTCATTGGGCTGATAGTCGCGGACAAGATGAATCTCAGGACAAAGAATAATACTGTTGCTTTAATTCGGCGCGGCGTTGATATTTAACCTCTAAAAATAATTCGCTCTTAGTTGAAAAATAGGTGACATAAGTTATGTTGAATATAGACCATCAAGCTGAGATGTGGGCGGTTCTCTGTGAACCGCCCGAGCAGTTCAACGACCTGATACGCCATTTCGATACAGTAGAATTCAAGAAAAAGTTCAACAGAACTTCGTTTACTTGGAATACTATCGATATAGATATAGTGATGCGCAAGTTTCATATCGCATGTATCGAATATGCCTTAGCTAAGGCGAGAAAAGTACAACCAACTATTCTGCCTGATTACTGGCAACCGGTAGAAGATGCCTGTCGACAGGTCATCGATGCCTTGAATGGTAATGGTGATTTGGCTGCTGCTAGTGCTGCTGATGCTGCTAATGCTGCTGCTGATGCTGCTGCTAATGCTGCTGCTGTTAATGCTGCTTATGCTGCTCGTGCTGCTGCTTATGCTGCTCGTGCTGCTGCTCGTGCTGCTTATGCTGCTGCTCGTGCTGCTGCTTATGCTGCTGCTGCTGATGCTGCTCGTGCTGCTGCTGCTGATGCTGCTCGGGCTTCTGCTGACGCAGACCTATCTGAAATCTTTATCAACATTATTTTGTCCGAATA